CGACTTCAATGAACGCTTAAATGCACCCTCACGGATAACCTCTGTGAACGGTAGTGGTTCTGACGGGCTATTAAATACGGCTGCATAGCCTGTGAAACTCATGCCATCGCTTGATGCTTCGCCATTGCGAACATCAAACTCAACGGTGTTTACCCGTCGTTCTACTGTGGTTGTCATTTGTTGCCTTTCATCCTTGTTTAAGTTTAACGCGATTGTGCGCCATTTCTCGTTTTGCAAGTCATCAGCTGTACGTTCCTCAGCGCGGATACGTTCTGCAACTCCCTCGGCATATGCCATTGCTGCTCTTGCTCTTGCTTTAGACGGGCCACTTCCCCAAAGTAAATGAGCAACAACTCCTGCACTTGGGTAGCCATCTGAATCAGGGTCAGCATCAGGTGCATCTAGATCATCCATATGGCGAGCAATCCAAGCTGCAATACGAATCCACTTGTCATCTGAAACTTGACCGTCAGCCATAAGTCTGGCTTCACGAATGGTGCGCTCAACTAAGCCATCGCCACCCTGACCATCTTCGTAGTATTGCAAACCACGTCTAGCCGATGCTCTCATGTAGGCAGGTGGTTCTTGATTTATAGCGCGTAAGTCATCCTCATCATCATCTATTTCATCCATGTCATCGTCTGCTTGCCACGCATTGCAGTAATAACCGCCATCAACAAATTCATCCCACTTCTCGCACCATGCTTTAGTGCCATCTGCGTTTTGTCGTGATTCATCATAAAAGAAACAGTTACCGCAAGCGCGACCCTCTGGAACATCTTGCGCTAATGCTGGTCTGTAATTGTCAGGCAAGGCACGCTCTAGTTCAATTTCAACCATGTCATCGTCAAGGCTTTCATCTTGACCTTGATAATCCATCTTGGTCAATGGTGCAAAGGCTTTAACTACAAACTCATTGGTTTCAGTTAGCGTTCCATTGTCATTTGTATAGACCTGAATAGTAGCCAGTGGTCTATCTTGTGTTGCTGTTATGTCACCACCTAGAGGATTCTTAACTGCGCCAAATGTAGAAACAGACATTATCTCGCCATACATTGTGTTGCCAGCGTTATCCCAAAAAACGTAATCGCCAACTTCTAGTTCGTCATTAAGTGCGCGTTCACCGCCGGGTTCCATGTCCTCAGCTATTGAAACTGCAACCATCTGGTCTATGGCATCCTGCTTAGTTGTGTGGCAACCAATAACTTCGCCATCTTCTTTGACGGTTGCCCAACCTGAACAGTCAGGTGATTTATCTGTGATGAAGTATGGCATTAGTAGAGTGTCTGCCTTAACCAAGAGATTAAATGACTTCCGCCATCAGATACTGCGTAAAGTGATTCGCCGGGGTTGAGAATTAGTTCAATGCTGTCTAGTTTTTGTAAGCCTAAACCATTTGCAATAGTGACGCTACCATTTCCTAAATATATAACTTTAGTGTTATCCATATTGTGAATGTGCAAGCGTGACGGATTGACTGAAACTCCATCTACTAATTGTCGTGTTGCGCTTATCGTTTGTTGTCCAGATGTAATTGCCATTGGCTAAACCTCGTAGACAGACTCTGGATTTTCAGGGTCAATCTGTGCAATGGCTTGTAGTTGTGTAGACGGCAAACCAGTATGGCTAATGGTTGGCAAACCTAGAGCAGATAGAACGCCAGCAGGATCGAACCCACTAAGAATAAGTTTCTGAGCCATCGTGACGCGCTTGTCGGTTTCAACGAGTGAAGCAGCACCCAAATCCACGTTAGCCAAAGGAACACGGTAAACGTCACCGCCTGTAACCGGTCTGAGGTCTTCAAATCTTCTAATGTCATTGACTGATAAGAACCCTGCCTGTGAGCCGATTGAGTAGCCGTTCATTCTTGTAGCGAAATCACCGCGAAGCAAACCGTCTACATTGAAACGAATAAACGCGCTGTCTGGTAACAATGCGCTGTAAGCATCTTCAATCTTAGCCACATAAGGGCGCAAGGTATGAGTTACAAAGTTAATGTTGTTTTGTTCTACGGATGCGTAAGACATTGCACCGGGAGTAGTAATACCGATCATGTGTGGTGGAACTCTAAAGATACGAGCTACTTCTTCAATCGCTAACTTGCGACTGTCTAGCATCTGGGCTTCGTCTGGGTTAATGCCAGTCTTTACAAACTTTGCGCCACCTGTAAGTAGTCCAGTTTTATGCGCTTTCTTGTAACCCTTATGGCGTTGATCGAAACCGTCAATCAGTTGTTTAGCCTGATCGCTGTTCAGTCCCATTGGGGTTTCAATGATTCCTTGGGTTGTTGCGCCCTGACCAAAGAAACGTGAAGCGAAAGATTGCAAAGCACTAGATAGACCTAGATTGTCTTTGAGTTCTGTAACTCTTGACATACCGCGCAACTCGCCAGCCTTGCGCATCTCAGTAATCTGAATCATGTCGCGCTTGCTTACTGGTTCTTCTTGGTACTCGTCAATGATGTATTCAATTTCACGATTTAGTTTGTTGCGTGTAACTCTTACGCGGTAAGGGTCAATGACCACTAGGTTTACAACATCGCCACGACCATCACGGAATACGCGAACGAAAGCGTTGCCGTCTAGCAATAAGGAAATAAGAACTTGCTGGTAATGCTCGGAGCGCAATAGGTCTACGTCTGGTCGCTGTACCCAGCTAGGCTGTGGGCGATAAGGTACGCGATCACCGTCACGGCGAATAAAAGAATCAACTGGAAGCGTTGAGATTGTGTCTGAAATTAAAAGCACGCAAGCATAGAAGGCATTTATCTTCATCGCTTGGAATTGGTCTATGTTTGTTCCTGCTTCTGTGGTGAATGCGAATGAATCACCTGCACCCCAGATTGACTGGAAACTAATTGCGCGTTCCTCTTTATTACCGCCGGTCAAATTTCCAAGCATTACTTGCCTTTCTCAAATGCAATACCGACAAGCAAAATACTTACGCCAGCTGCGACTATTCCTAATGGCAGGATGAACAAACCTAAACCTAGTGAGATAGTTGCTAACCCAATCACTTGCAGGATAGATGGAATCAAAGCAAACTCCTAGAAACTAAAGAACTCAGGCACAACAGGTTCTTCCCTTGAAACAGTTGCCCTATCAAATCCTATGATACTAGCAACGGCAGCATCTATCTTTCGCGGTGAACCTCTGTGTTCTTTCACGATTCTTGGGCCAAGTCTGTCAGTCTTAACCACAGCGTTTGATAAGTGTCTTGTAAGTAATGGGTTGCCATCATGGGTTAGCTTGTTTGAAACCACAGCATCATAGAACTTTGCGCAAGCTGGAACCATACGAGCAGGGGAAGTGCTAGGCCACTCAACTATTGGGAACCCTGCTTCATCTAGCACCTGCATTGTGCGTTGCCACCTGAACGGGTCACACGCGATTTCTCTAACGTTATGTGTGCCAGAGAATTCAATGATGGTGTTCTCAACTTCAAGAATGTCTACGCGCCAATCATCTACATCTTCTGGTTGCTTTTCCCAAGCCTTAACCATAAAGACATAAGGCTGTTCTTCACAAGTAACGCCAATGATTACAGAAGCATCACCGCTAAACGAACCGTCAAAGCCTAAGACAACTGGTGTATCTGGCAGAATCTCACGCTGAATCTCTAGCTGTTCCCAAGCTCCGTTAGGTAGCCACGCGGTCTGGCTGCTTACCCATTGGTTGCAACGCTTAGTTCTAAACTCTGCTTCTGGGGTTCGCTTGACCATAGCTTCAAAATCTTTAGGGTCATTCAAATCACCATAGGCAGGATTAGCTTGTTTCCATGTTTCTTCTAAGTGGTGGTCTGCATCTTGTTCTGCTTCCCACCAAGCCATAAAGAAACTAGGGTCATCTATTTCCTTTTGAGCTACACGCTTGCCGTACTGATAGAGGTTGTAAGCAATTGAATCTTGGCCAGTTGAATCTGCTTTGACTCCAGCAGTCGTTACACCGATAAGCAGGGGCTCACGTCTTGCACCCATACCGAGTTGCATAACGTCAAACAATTCACGATTAGGCGCAGCGTGTAATTCATCAAAAATAACCATTGTCGGGCTTAAGCCTTCTTTGGTAAATGATTCACTAGACAGAACGCGATACACCGACCCAGTAGCAGGTACTTCAATTGCATCCCGGTAAACATTGCAAAGTTCTTCTAGTTCAGGTTCAGCCTGAATCATTTTCTTAGCATCACCAAAAACAATACGAGCCTGATCTTTGTCAGCTGCACAAGAATAAACTTCGCCACCATTAGGCCCCATGATTAAAGACCAAAGACCAATGCCAGAACCTATTGCGCTCTTGCCGTTCTTGCGAGCCATGCCAATTAG